ACGCCGTCATAAGTGAGTTCTGCTATTTGACCATTCTGAATTTCGCCACCGCCAAGAGGCTGGATACCCAGATTTGATGTTGGTCGAACAATCGCAGTAGATGGCAATGCTCCGCCGGTATCGATGTTGACAACCAATGTTCCAGGCGTGCCGAGAGGATTGGTACCACCCGGTATGAATCGTATCGGCACGCCGAGAAGATCATTCAGGGCGACCACATTGTGGATAGTTAGCGTCAGCGCGCTTGAAGTACCTCCGGCCACTCCTGCCCATGTCTGCGCCGATGCAAGTTGCGCACGCGCGATCTTGGGAGGCGGTACAAACAGAACCGCGAACGTAATCCACGTTGCTAAAGTCGCAGCGCCAACTAGAGGTGCCCAAATTTTCCAGAATTTCTTCATGTCAATTTTCCTATAGACTGCTGACTTTCACGCCCCAGATGTTGCTGCCGTAGTAGGTGAACGTGGCGCTCGTTCGGTTGGTATTCAGAACGACGGCCGGGAGGCCTGCGATGGTCATGCCGCCTGGAGCGTTCACCGTCAATGTAGCAACCGGGGATGACGATCCGAAATTTCCGGCGAGGTCCTCGTAAGTGTATGTCTGTCCTGCGGATGCTCCGGATGGCAATGTCGTGGTTGATGTTCCCAATCCGGACGTACGATTCAATCCGATGTTGCCGTTAGCGTCCGCCGTGGTGGTGGTAAAAGCACCACTGGCCGTAACGATCCGATTCGGTGCCACCTGGACGCTCTGAACCATCGCGGCCATTTGACCTGCGGTCAAAAGGTTCGCTACCAAATCGCCGGCTAGCCAGGAAAGCGCGCTCGTCCCCTCTTGCGCGCGAACGATCGGATTCAGCGTATCGCCGCTGATCCCGGTACAGTAGACGATCTCGGTCAGAAGTCCGGTCGCGGCATCATTCAAGGTCGCCGAGAATTGCTGGCCTGAACTCGGATTAGGAAACTCAATCCCGGTCCCCGACGAGACGGTCAGCTGTGTCGCCGTATTAGTGATCGGCGTCGCCAATGACGTGCTCGCATTATTTGCGAAGATGAAAAGATTCGCCATTTGTTGCCCGCCTTATGTGGTGACCAGGAATTGATACTGGAACGGGAGCTGCAAGACGCCGGCCTCGATCGCTTCTTTTAACACAGACTCGTTAGGAAATTGAGTTGGCCCGGGGGTAAATTGAGTCCTCAGGCTGTTGAATATGGCTGATCGGCTTCCAAATGCCATCCGGTTATAGAGCGCACCGCCCGTGATTTTACGACTTCCGACAGTGATCTTGATGCTGACCAGATTGTTCGCACCGAAGGCAACGCTGACGAAATAGGTGTTATCGATGTTCGGAGCGGTACCGTTCACCCCGAGCAGAAACCTCATGATTCGTCGCTTCAACCACCGAACATTGAATCGCGTTCCGTCGCCCTTGTAGAAATTCCAAGTCATGCAACGCTTGAAGATGTCGTCGCTAGTCACGGCGACGTTCTTTGGTCCGATCAACTTCAACTTGTTCAGCGGAAAAGTGTTGAAAGCATAGGTGTTAAATGGGCCTTTCGATGTGAATTTTCCTGACGATAGTATTGGTCGAATGAACCCATAAATGCCTGCCGCGATCCAATCGAAAAACGCGCCAGAAATCACCGGATTGGTGTAGACCGCGAACGGCACCATCGCAAACCATGTCACATAAATCTGCGCCAGCGCATTATAGGAATTGGCAAAGGCCTGCAGATCATCATCGTCTGCGTATTGCTGATAAACGTAACTTGGAATCGGAGCAGTCATGGTGGTCGGACCCGAGGGCGGGAACGTTCCAGTCTGCGGCGTCGGAGGAAATTGCGGAGGCATCTATCAGGCCTGCGTTACGATGATTGACGAACCAGAAGTCGGCGTACTGAAGTATGACTCCGGATCTCCAAAGACCAGCTTTGTGCCAGACTGTGGAGCGGTGACGACACCATTAATGGTCACCGTAAATGTCAGAACCGAAATCTGCGATGGCTGCAGGATGCCAGCGACGGCCGTCGTGAATGTCTCCTCCGCTTGCAGGATATTGAACGGCTGTCCAACCACAATCGCATTGATGTAAGCGGCCAGAGCGGGTGCCGCAGCTTGCGCCACTGAGGCTTGCGCCACGAAATTCGCTTCCGTCGTGTTCCAACTCACTCCAAGCGCCACGGTTTGCGACGGTGGATTCACGAACGGAATAGTGTAGACATCCGGAAAATCAGAAATATTGACCGTGATATTTCGCAGGTTCGGGGTAATGACACCGCCGCTGATATAGGCCGGATATCCACTCGTGTTGATTCCGACTGTAAAATTCTTTTCATCGACCACGGTGACTGTCAGATTGATGCCGTTGATCGGAAGCATGCCAAGCACGCCGTTGATCTGGATCACCTGACCGTTCGAATAGTTATGGTTGAGTGCCGTCGTCACCTGGCCCGGATTGGCATTGGTGATGTTCGTTATCGATAGCACCGATCCGACCAGCGTCGAAATATCAAATACCGCATCAAAGATCGCGCCGGCTACCTGATATGGATCGCCACCGCCGCAGATCACCTCCCATCCGCCGCCGCTCTGCTGCAGCACGCTGATCAACCGCTGCTGAACACCGGATACCTGCCCTAGCAATGTCTTGAGCATGGTAGTCATGCCCTGCGAGGTCGCTTGGCCAGCCTGTATAACTCGGGCGCGATACTGCGCATTCGTTTCTGCGATCGCGCTGGAATCCCCCGGCTCCGGATTGGTGCAAGTGATCACGATCTGAGCCGGTACCGAAGTGATGACTTGCGTTACCGAACCAGCCGCCACCGTCCAAGATCCCGGAATCGAAGCCTGACAGAACAATAAAACTTGGCCGGATGAGTTCGTTACGCCACCATCTTGGATGATGTACTGATAGGTGCCGTCCGATACCGTGAATCCGACCGCAATGACTTGGCCCGGAGCTGGACTACCTGGCGATGACGTATTCGGCCCGTTGACTGCGGTGAATTGTACCTCAACGCTGGTGTTTGTCGGTACTGCTGGAGCCGAACCCGGACCGATATAGATTTGTCCGAGCTGCGCCAGAACGTAGTCATTCGCGCTGTAAGGAGAAATCGAATTGATCGCCTCAATGCGGGCTGTGTCGCAGACAACGAGCGCACCCGTATCTGTTTGGCTTACATCTTGGATAAGCGATCCCGTGAGATTGGCGGTATAGCCCGGATTGGTCGCCGATACCGATGCGATCAGCGCGGCAAGAAGCGTGGCCGGTGGCGTCGGTTGCGCGCCAGCAGAGGTCACCGTCACTGGGATATCGGTCATTCCGGCACCTGTATTGTCGCCGAGGCCGGCGTTCCATCAAACATCGTCGCAGTGATGTTGTACGTCGGCACTGCCTGAGTCGGGTCCTTGGCCACGATTAAACTAGCGAAATACTGAGCAAACTGCTGCTGGATTCTATTGACGTAGAAATCCGGTGCGATCTGCTGAATTACGGATTGCTGGGCAGGAAGCCCCGAACTTGCATCAAACGGAGCCTCGCCAAGGTTGAGCAGAAATGTTTGGCATAGCGTGGTCAGATAAACCCAAGCGTTACTTCCAGTGTTCGGATCGGTTTGGATTGTCACCCATTTCGGATAGCCGGCCGGCTGGGGCTTCTGCCGCGTGCCGTCCGGATTGAGGATGAAGATACGACCATAAGTCCGCATCTCAACTCCCCGGCGTCGGCGGTTGGTTGTTGCCGGGATGGACGTGCGTCTGCAAATCAACCTGATCGGCACCGCCGCTGCCAACGGTCACATTACCAGTTGATGTAATGGTGCCATTAACCAGCAAATTTCCGTTGATCGTCACCGGATTGCCCCCTGCCGGCGTCCATGAATTTTCCGCCGTCGTCACCTTCAGGATAGCACTCTTTGCCGTGTTGTGCAGGATCACGCCGTTGGGACCATAGAGTTCAAGCGAATTGGCGTCGATCACCGCAGCCCATGCCGTATTCCCCAGCGGTGTCCAAACCAGAGCGGAGAGGTTGCCACGCGGTGCCAAGTCTGCCACCCCTCCACCGAGCCCACTCATTCCCCCGAGATAGGCATCTGCGGTCATGACAAGCCCCGGTGTACCAGCTTGGATCGGTAGCCGGACAAACTCCGAACCAACGATCGGGACCTTTAGGCTCGGTATCGTATAGGGCGAGTTCGTGGTGTTTGCGAGTTGGACCGAAACCGTCACGATCCCGCCACTGATGGAAACCGCAGTTGCCGGCAAAGACTGTCCGAGTTGCTGGATTGCTTGACGCGTCTTGCGGTTTGCGAACAGCTCGAGCGAACGGGCCAGAGCGGTCTTCTGAGCGTTGTTGCTCATGTCGTGGCAGACACCGGCTTATTCGGCGCTCCCTCGATTACTGTCACCCAACTTGCCGCATCGGGCTGCCGGAAATTACCGACATGCCGCATATTGATCACAGAAAACCCGCCTTGGAATGTCGCCTGTTGATTAACCAGCGACGAGTTCGCCTGCGACGAGTTAGTGATCAAAGTCTGGGGCAACGTGAATTGGCTCCCAACCGAGAGATCAGCCCGCATCACGGTTTTAATCTGGATATTCGGGGATTCAATCCATGTCGGCTGCCCGATTAAATCCTGAAACGCGATCGCCGTTGATTTGCTGGACGAGGATGACGTCGAACTGCCATCGAATACATTGATTGTAGTCCCATTAACCACGATGCTGACGCCCTGATATCCGGACGTTTTGACAATATCCAAGCTGGTCTGCCGGCAATATTGAGCCAGCTGCTCGAGCGTCGGAACGACGTGGACTTCCAGATTTTGGCGCACGATTGACGAACTGATCTGCGGCGTCGGAACCGTGTAGCCGGGGAACGCAGTCTGCAGACATGTCTGCAAGGCACTCGCCAACGGCGTCCCCGCCGGCCAATTCAATGTGAAATTCCGCGGTGCCTTTACCGTGCCGGTCCCGCCAGGATTCGATCCCATTGCCGGACCAGGACTGATGACAAAATCAAGCGTGCGATCCTTACCGATGTTGTTCCCGAAACACTGGAACACATTCCCGCTGACTAGGAGTCCAGCTTGTGCAGGATTCGCTAGAGGTAGTCCGGCCTGCATGCCGCCATAAATGGCGATGTTCTTGTTAGACAGATCGTTGGCCTGCGCTATCTCTTGGTTGCTGATGCCCCAGACGCGCGCCAGCGAAAACCCCTGTGATGTTGCAGCGTCAATCACTGGAATATCGAGTTCGACATTCCATGCAGCCGCCAGCGTCTTGCCGTTGACAAAACTCGTATAGGTCGCGCCGCCGAGGAGATCAGCCGAGAAACCAGGCGGCGCGATAACGTTGCCGGTCTTTGGATCTTGCACGACGAGGCGGTAGTAGCGCACTTTACAGTTTCCCCATTTCTATTGACATAAGGTCGCCTTCACCTTGTCAGATGACCTCGCCGTTCGTCACGTGACCATGCCAATTGCATCCGCCGTTGAGTTGAACGCTGCGAGCCGTACCGACTGGATCGCCTTCGAAAGTCAGGTCCTCGAAACCAGTTCCGTGAAACGTCCATCGTCCCGGTCCTGGCGTTGCTTCTTCCGGCGTCCCGCGCGCGCGGGACCAGCAAATGATGCTGTGCGTGCCGCTCGGGCCGCCGTTGACCGCAAAACATTTCGGGCAGAGAAATCTGATGCCGTGCGCCTCAGGCATGGTCGACGGCACGAAATATATACCGCCGTCTTCGCGCTTTTCGTAGCGCAGCCATTTGGGATCGAGGTCGATCATCCGCATCACGTCACCTCGAATTGCGATGCCGGCACCCGGAAGACCAGCGTCGAGGCGAAGAAGGTCCCGTCCTCCTTCGGCACTCCGCCGATCAAATTGATGTCGTAATTCGCGGTTCCGAATACGGTAGCCGACCCGGGATTTGACGCTAGCAGATAGGAAAACGTGGATGGACCAGTGATCAGCACCTGCACGGACCCATTGTAGGCATCCGGCGTGCATCCGACGATGGTCAATTCAACGGTTGATGCGATTCGATATCCATGCGGCGTTTCCGTCGTCGCCGTCACAATGGCATTAGCCCATGAAAGAGACGCGATCGGAATCCCAGTCGGCGATCCGATCAGTGCCGTATAGATGATCGGCGTTCCGTCCGCAGCAACCAAATTCAGATAGTATCGATTTCCGAACAGCAGCGAAGGCACACTTGCATTGTACGAGTTGCCGTCAAGCACGGGTTGAAAGGCAAACTGCACGGTTGATGACGGCGTGAACGGAAATATCGTGGTCGCCATGGCCTAACTCCCCGCTTCGATGCCAATCGTTGGCGATGCCGTCTGCGTACCGGCGGGGTTCGTGGCTCCTGGAATCAATCCAATCGCACCAAGGCTCGACGGGTTGCCAACCGTGGGAGACAGCCCCGTCCAAGACGGTGAGGCCCCGACAGGAAGCCCTCCGCTGATCTGGCTCATGAGATTGTTCTGCGCTGCCATGGCATCCTGCAAGGTCAGAAGCGGCTGCTCGAAATCAAGCTGATAGGTGTTCTGGACCTGCTTGCTTTCACCTAGCGAGGTGTCCGTTGCCCCTGGATCGCTCATGACACAGTTCGTGTAGAAATATGTTGGCGTCGCCACCGTGTAGGTCCCGCCAGAAAGATTGTGCTGGTAGAATGCCGATCGCAGCGCAGTCATCGTCGCCAGTTTGAGCGCATATCCGGATTCACCGCGGGCCGGGCAAATCATCCTCATAGAAATGCGAAGCGGTTGCGTGATGATTGCGTTCGCTGCTACCTGCTGGTTTGCGAACGGATATTTTCCGATGGATTGGTTGATCAGCGTTGATCCTGGCAATGGTTGAAAGTGTGCAAAATAATCGTCGAGATCCGTGCCGTCTGATCCGGCCAAAATTCCTTCGATGAAGCTCAATGACTGAGTAATGAGGATAATCGGAAGCATGCCGCCTGGAATCTGCGCAGCGATGCCGCCCGTAAAAATTATGGGCGAGCACTGGAAGCTGAGCTGAAAAGCAATTTCTCCGGCGCTTTTTCCCATGTCAGTTCTTCAGCCCGTTGACGGAGACCGTCGCATTGCCTCCGGTGTTATTTTCGATCGTGACAGTGGTCGGCGCATATCCGCTCATCGCGCTGGCTCGATTGACGTAGCGCTGGGTTTCGCCCGGAAGCACCGCCGGATTGTCGCCAGCTGCCCGGTACCGATTCGCCGCTCCCGGCCCGGCATTATAGGCCGCGAG